ACTGCCATCAGATCCAGTTCGTAATCTGTCTTATATTCACACTCTTCACCTTCAGAATTCATTCCAGTTGGGTGACCAAGTTGTAAGTTAGATACTTCTCCAACAGACTTTGCACGTAGTTTCAAAAACATATATTCAAGATCAAACATCGGAAGTGAATCAACATCCATTTCTTGAAGTACACAATTATTGATAATTTGTTTGATAGACCTTAACATTTCCGTCTGATCTTCACTTTCAAGGGCCATCAATAGAATTTTTTGTTCTTTAACCAAGAAAGGTCTGTAAGGTACAGACATTCCAGTTGACGGTAAATTCAATTCAAATGTTGGTGTCTTAATTTTTGGTAAAGCCATAATATACTCCTATTATGATGAATAACTAACATCAGTATAATCTACGTGATGATATCTATAATTAAATGTTACTGCAAATCTTTGGTAAGTGTTTTGTTCTTCCCAACTCAAAGGCATAGATGTCAATTGAATAGGAAAAGCGTTTTGCAATGTACACCTTGCGATGATTGTGTCACCCTTATCATTTAGTTGATTAATTCTCACTTCACTAACAACATCATCATAGAATGAAACGGCACCACCTCTAGGATAGTTAATGGGGGCATCACTAGTATTTCTTACTGCGTACTCCATCCATAGATCAAAAAATCCCCTTTCGTTAAATCGTTCGTCTGCAATAAATGTTAATGAAATGTCATTATAAATCGTGTCGTATGCAAATGTGACAGCTGGTCCAGCAGACACGTCATCAGTTGTTGCTAACGTTCTGCCAGGAAATTCTGTTGCCTCACATTTAAATTTTAATGAATTATTTTGAAAATCTGCTACGCTGGAATACCAATTTCCATCAGAAGATATAGTCGAACCGCCAAATGCGAGTTGATAATTTGAAGTGAAAAAAACTGATGGTACACCAACCTCCACAAAAAACATATTGGGGCGAACGGGTTTTAATCTGTTCTTAATTTGATTAATAGTGAACGGCATTAGATTTTACTCCGACTATCTTTCCATACTTCTTGTGCAGAAGCCTTCTTGAAACTTTCCATTGGTAAGAACAAAGCAATATCCCACTCAGTTGATGTTATTTCTAAAAACGGCGTCTTTACGTGTTGATACAAATATTTTTTCACAGTTGGTTTAAACGCCTTAAACTTAGATGCCGATTTTAATATGTCGTATGACACTAAAATTTTAGTTTCTTCATCGTACCGCCTATCAGATGACACAGTATATAGTGCGTCCATTAACTTAGCACGAAGGGGTAACGGTAAATAGTGAAAGTTAATTCCCAAAAACCCATCCGGATACTGTTGTACTGGAAACACCAAAGGAAAAGTGTCATAGTACGGTAAAGTTTTCTTTAACTTTGGGTCATACTTAAAAGAATACATATATCCAGGCTCAGGTCGTGCAACTCGTTTCTTTTCTGGAAACTGCCTAGCAACACGAGATGGTTGAAATGTTCCGTTTACCTCTGACGCAGCATTTCTGTACCAATCTCTTGCAGCACGAGTTCTCGCAGGTACTTGACCTGTTCTGACGCCGTTATAGATGAGTTCTTTAAATATCAACATATGTTCTATTTATAATCTAAAGTTAACCGTTTAGTTGTTTTTCTGTCATTATTTTGAAGTCCCAATTACGATCCTTGCAATACTCTATCGCAGCCTTCCATTTTGCATCGTTAACACCCCATTCCATTACCTCTTGTATGTAACGTTTTGTCTTACGACTCTTAACTTCAGGTTTCTTGGTTTTCTGATAGGGTTTTACTTCTATCAATGACACTTTAACTTTGCCGTTAGTGTCTTTGTACTTGATTTTGAAGTCAACAAAATATCTGTGCCACTTCTTGTCAACTGGCGAAAAATATGGTATAATAACCTCTTCAGAAGACCACATAATAATATTAGGATTGCTGTCACAATAAATCATAAACCTTCGTTCCAAAAGGCTTCTATAAATAATGTTTGTCGGATCACCTTCGTATTTGGTGTAATTTTGGGGTTTAAATCTGCCCTTATATCCACGATACGTCATACTTTCGTTATAAATAGAAAAGATAAACTTTATTTAGGTGTCAAGAAATGGCAAGAACAGTCTTTGCTTTAACTAGGGACGGCGAATCAAGTTCGTTTCCGGATGAGTCTGGTTACCCTACCGCATCAACAACAACTGGTCAAAACCTACAGAGATACGGCGCATCTCCAGTTGGTAGTATTAGTTTTCCTAGTAAAACCAGTGGAAACGACAATTTTAAAACACCTATGATTAAGTTTGTAATTCTTGACGCATATGGTGGGCGTGTTCCTAATGCACCTTTTATTTACTTAAAGGCACCAAACAATCTAAACTTATCTAACATTAATAACTATCAAACCGATGGACCAATCTTTGGTGCTGGTAGTACTACTGGAAGTGACATATACAACAGTTTGTTGGGTGATGCAGAAGCTGAATTTAAAGCGTCCGGTTCTGATGCTGGAACATTTGCATTTGGTGCGGCTCAAGCGTTAGAATATTCTATAAAAAGAGGCGCAGCTAGTCTTGCAGGATTTACTTCCTCTGCAGGACTAAACAACGTTGGTCAATTTGAGTTTCTGAGTAGACGAGCATTGAACCCAATGCAACAACAACTATTTAAAGGTCCAAACTTTAGACGATACCAATTACCGTTTGCAATGAAACCAAGAAATTTTACCGATGCTGATAACATTAAACGAGCAGTAACAGCTTTTAGATTAGCATCTTCAGCTTCAGTTCCGTTAGGAGAAGAACTTTTTGAAGGATCAGATTTTACTTTTGGTTATCCGCATCTGTTACAATTTGCACTTTTAGGTGACAACACCGGAGATAATAAAATCTTTCAAAGTAAGGCGTGTGTAATAGAATCTGTTTCCGTAGACTATGGTTCTCAGAAAATGACCTTCCATGAAGGAAATTATCCAACAGAAACCAACCTTGCTTTAAGTTTGATTGAAATCGTACCAAGAACTCTTGGAGATGCAATCAACGATTCAAACAGACCTGGCCAGACGTTGCAGTAAGAATTATGTTTAAATATTTTCCAAAAGTAAATTACTTTATAGACAACTATAATTTTCTAGTTGGCATTGATATCACCGAACGTGTGAAGATCAACGACTATCTCAAGAGCGTGGATGCTGTTGGGGCTAGAGATTATGAGATTAAGGAAGGCGAATTACCAGAAAACATTTCTTTTACTGTTTATGGTAGACCTTCGTATGCGTATATGATTCTATTACTGAACAACATACAAAACTTTTATGATGAGTGGCCTATGGACTCAAAGACATTCAAGAATTTTATTACTTTTAAGTATGGTTCAGTTGCGAATGCTCGGTCGCAAAATATGTTTTATTATGTAAACGGTTTGATTTGCGACGAAGACACATATCAAGCATCAACCGATCCAGAAAAATATATTGAAACATCTTATGATTACGAAAACAGACTAAATGATGAGAAAAGAAAAATTAAATTACTCAATCCATCAATTGTAAAGAAAGCAGAAGTCGCAATACAAGAAATTTTAAATTCTACTAGTGGTGTATAATAGTGTCTGCTTTCAAGTTCCCAGACTTATCTCTGCAGTCATCTTCTAGGGAAGAGGTTGTTGAAGCCCATGTCGGCGACTCATACTCTCTTGACTCAATAAACCTTATCATAAGAAATGGTGAGGTTATTCAATTACTTGATGTGTTGATGCAGGTTCAGATTTATGAGGATATTTTTAACCCCACTATTTCTGGTTTCGTTGAAATCTCTGATTATGTTGGTGGTCTGGAGAAGTTTCAATTAACAGGCGGTGAATTAATCAATATACGTATACTCAAACCAAACTCAACCGCTGTAGTATTAGATAGAAGTGATTTAGTTGTTCACACAATTAGTCCGGGCCAGTTTGAGGCGAACAATACTATCAAGTATCGTTTAGAGTTTACTACTATCAGTGCCATTCGGTCTCAGAAAAATCGCATATACAAATCTTACAGGAACACACGAAATATCTCTGATGTTGTTAAGGATATGTGTGGTACGATTAACTCACCAATCAATATTAAAGATGATTTACCCATATCTTTAAATAAAACATTTATTTCGCCTGGATATACACCTATTCAGGCAATAAACTATCTAGCAAAACGTGCGTGTGCTTCTGGTGATTATTTCTTATTCTTTGAAAGGGCTAGTACTGGTAGAGTTTTTGCTGGTATTGACAATCTAAGAAGTCTTGCGCCTAATGTAGAAGAAATGTACACAATCTCATACAACCCATCATTGTCTTACTTAGAAGGTGAGGGTGGAGAATCTAATATGAGAACTGAGGTTGTAGAACTTGAGAAGAACTTTAATCATATGATCAATATGAATAAAGGTATGTACTACAGTAAACTAACCAATGTCAACATTGCAAGAAGAACTTATGACACGTTAGAC